ACCGTTGACTTATCAATGCTGAATGACATCTCGGCAAAAGCGTTTGTTCCGCTATCACCCAATGCTTCAGATTGTGCTGTTGTCATACCAGTTGCGAATGTGTAAGTTCCAGCAGAAGGGCTGTCATTAAGAGCAGCAGGATTGCTTTCACTTGCACCAATGTCGCCGGGACCAGAAGTTGTACCAGCAGCGTTCTGGTTCGAGAAGTCACCAGAGAAGCCGTTTGCAGCTGCGCCGGTTGTCTCATCAACCAATGCTTCTTCACCATCCATTGAAGCATGGCGGGCCCGCATTGCAAAGATAAGTCCAGTTGGACCTGTCATTGGCTGAACACCACAAACATCATACGCAATGAGGTTTGGCATTGCACGGCGAACTAGTGAGATCAAAATTGGGTCCCAGTTTGATACACCGGAAACATTACCTGTAGGAACACTTTCTCCAAGGAATGCTGCATCTTCTCTTAGGGCAGCTTCTTGGTTTTCGAGGATAACAGTGGTAACAGACCGCTTATAGGCATCTTCAATCTTTGGAAGATCGGGATGTTCTAGGACTGGCGACCACTTTTCTTGTAGATGTTCTGCTTGAAACATTTGTTTCTCCTTTATTTTTATTACATCTATTTATATAATATTAAACTTAGCGCCCGTTAATACGAGTCTCGACACGACCAATAGCAGACATATATTTTTGCATTGTATCACTCGTATCAATGTCCTGTGCGGCGCTTCCGTAATCATCTTCATCATGAATAAAAGTCTCTTCTAGATTTTCAACTTTTGGAAAATAGCTTTCTTTTAGGGTGTCGAGTTTGGCACGGAAACCATCTTCATCCCCAAAGTCAACATCTTCTACTAGAGAGGCAAACTTCTCAATCTCTGTATCGGTCAAATCAGAAGCAACTTCTGCAATGACCTGTTCCCGAACTAATTCTGAGTTAACTGAATTCATTTGGATATTATTTTCCATAACTGAATTCAACTGCTCTTCTAGTTCAGCAATCTTGTTAGATTGTGCTTCCAGAACGTCATATCTTTCGTCTGGAACGTCAATGTAATGATCTTCAAACAACTGTTTCAAACCAGAAATAAAGTCTTCAGCAATCTCACCTTTAAGCCCACGCTCAATTGCTAACTCGTTTTCTTTCATCCATTCCTCTACAACATAATCGAGGTATTGATCTACTTTCTCTGCAAGCACCTGCTTATACTCATCTACTTCTTCAGTGATTGCAGTTTGTTGCTCTTCTACAATTCGTGTAACTTCTTCACGAGTCTTTGATTTAACAGCCGCCTCAAAGATTGTTGCGGCTTTCTCTTTAAATTCTTCAGAGAGGTCTTCGCCTGCTACCAAAGCTTTAACGTCAGAAGTGATATCGATGTTCTGAATATGCATCTCTACAGCTTCAGCGACTTCATCTTCTTTTTCTTCTTCGTCATCATGCATACCATTCATCATGGAACCATAAGCAGCATGAAGGTCTTCTTTATTCATGCTCATCATCTTCTTATCCATAGCAGCCATGAGTTCTTTTTTGCTCATTTTTTTATCTTCGTCTTCTTCTTCTTCGACTTCTTCTTCGTCCTCTTCTTCGTCCTCTTCTTCATCTTCTTCATCAGCGGCTTCCTTGACCTTTTGCATTGGGTCGGGCTTACCTTCACTTTTCTGTGCTGGATCACCAGAAACTTCAGATGCTTTATCAGCAGCAACATCAGTTGGTGAACTGGCTGCATCGGGCTTATCAACCGCTTTACCGCCATCTTGAATTTCAGCATTACCTACTGTTTTTAGTTTTTTCTTCCCCTCGGCAGGGACAGAACCTTTTTTCGGAGCATCGGCAGTTTCTTCAAGTTCCGCTAATACCTCCGCTTCAAGTTCCTCTATTGTTTGGTCTAATTCAGACATAGGAAGTCTCCTTTTGTTAAATAATATTTATAAATTATAATTTCTTGAGGAATTTAGCAAACTCTAATGCTTCCATATTCGCTTGCCTTTGACGTTTCTTAACATCAAATCTCTTTTTCACTTCTGCAACATGCGCCTCAATCAACGAACCGTTGTTCCAAACCCACTCTTTTCCCTCCATAACACCTTCTACAAAAGCGTTAGGAGCGGAAGGGTCTGCAACAATATCAGCAGCAGCCGCAAGGTAAAAATCATCTCTCACATACTTGGCACCACCTCTTTCGTCCAAGCTTCCCATGCCTCTAGATGAAACACCTAATTTTGTTCCCTCGTCCATTAAAGTTTTGACGATTTTACCCATAGGTGTTTCTAAAATACGAGCCTCACCAATAACATCACTACCATCTGGTTTCAATGATGTAACTAGGTGAGAGACTCTTTCAAGGTTGACTGTAGGACCGTCTGGATGACCTAACTCACCAAATGCCCTGTTCTCGTCAACAAATTTCTTGTTATAGTTAGCAACTTCTTTCATTAACACATCTTTAGGATAGATACGACCATTACGGTTCTTAATATCACCCTGCATAAAGACGCCACGAATCTTGTAGTCTTTTTTACCGTTTTCTTTTTCTTCACAGATGTATTCCACATCTTGAATTGATTCTGAAATTAGTTTTATATTCATGCGCCTGGGTGTCCTTGTGCAACTTCTTCAACGTAAACAGCGCAATCACTACTAGCAGTTTCATTGATTACTGAAATACGGAATTCGGTCTCGGCTCTATCGTAAAGAAGAAAGCCCGGATCATCTGCTGTTCCAGTTTCTAACAAAATTGCATTAGCATTTGTATCATCTTCGCTGTTTTGTGCAACAGGAACTCCAGAAGCAAATCGTAATGCTCGCTCTACGTCAGGAACCACTGTTGTTGTAGTCCCTGCTTTTAAGTAGAATGCATTTGAAGAGGATGCTGTAGGATAATCATCTGAAATAAGAAAGAGGGCATCTTGGCCAGCAAACTCTGTTACTCTGTATGAAGAAGCTGGGGATAATTTGCCAAGATTAGCTTCATGCGCTGCGTCATCGGCTGTCTGTGCAGCGGTGACTGTTCCAGCAACTCTTAATGTTTTAAATGACATACCCTACTCCTATGTTGCTAACATTTCTTTTTCAAAGTATCCCATCAGTTCTTTCTCAGTAACACCAAACTTTTTAGACACTTCTCTTATAGTTTTCTCAAAAGTATTTAGGAAATCTGAAGGTTTAGCATCCATAATTTTGAAGATAGAATCGACAGCTTTTCGCATTTTAGGAGACAATTTCTTGTATTCCTGTGATGCTTTGTGTTCATCTCTCTCAAAAACTGTGGTTTGATAAATTTCATCAAGTTTCTTTAACATCATCAACCTTACTATTGACAAAAGAATTTGCTAATTCTTGTCTATTAGTTTCTAATGAGTTACCAACTTTATTCATCATAACATCTGAAAATTTAGATTCAGCTGATAAATTATCACCTTTTTCAATTGCATCTATAAATTCTCTACTCATTTTACTACTCCTCTGGTTCTTCTTCTGGAGGTTGCTCCTGTGGATTGTATGCTGTACTATCTTCTGGAGAGCCTGGTTCTCCCGCTTTATCCTGTGCAGTATCATCTCTTCTAATACCACCATGTGCGTCAGGAAGATTAATACCACCATCTTCTGGGTCCGTATCAGTCTCTTTATTTATCTGTTTCTGCATTTCTTCAATCTCAAGATCAGTCAATCGTAAAACATTCTTTTGCACCCATTGTTTACTAAAGAAGGTGCCGATATATGCCTCTACTTGATTCAGAGTATTAATTCTGTCATTGAGAAGTTCTGCTTCCTTCAACTCTGCGAAATGACCGTCAGCTAAGAAGTCGTACTGAATGTGTTCTTGTATATTAGGCCAATCGTCAGGAGATATAATACCTTTCAGCAACAGTTGTGTTTTCAGAATGTCAGTAAATAGTGGAACGAACTTCTTTCGTATCCTCTGAACAAACTTGGTAAACTTGAGTTCATCACGGGTAATCTCTGTTGAACGACCAAGAGTGAACTGTGATTCTGCTTCTAGTCTTGAGATAGGAACATTCAACGACCTAAACAATTTTCTTTGGAAGTAAACAATATCATCAATCTCACCTAGATTTTGACCACCGGGCAGCGTTGTGATTTCTGTGCCTCTACCACCTTCTCGCCGTGGGAGCCAAAAATCTTCCAACATACTCATATGATTTCTATCGTCACGAATCTCACCAGTTGATGCATCATACACTAACTTGTTACGATAACGATTCATAACATCTTTGAGATATTGTTCTGCTTTTACTTTTGGTAAATTGCCAACATCAATATAAAATACTCTGCGTTCTGGTGCCCTCGATACACGATAGATTACTAGAGAGTCTTCTATCATTCTCAATTGGTTTACAGGTTTAATTGCTTTATGAAGATAAGACATGACCTGTCCAGAGTTTCCATCTATCAGGCCTGATGGAACATAAGTTACAGCATCTGGTGATATTCTAATCCCTTGATTTGGTCCATGAAGACCTCCTGTCCCAGTATTTTCAACCCCCTTATCATTGTATAAATAAAATTCTTCAATCTTTTTTATTTTTTCTATACTACTTTTTTGATCTAATTCTTTTTCAACCTGTCTAACTTTTTTAATTTTAGTTGGGTCAACATATCGAAGTTCTACAATACCGTTTTTAGGATTTTTAGTGTTAATGATTTTATGAAAATAAATTCTGCCATCCACATACCATCT